CAATGATTCTATCGAGCATTGCACTGCGATCAATAATCAGAGTGTTATTTGTGACGTTTGAAATTGAATCAATTCCATTAGAAGCGGCTAGTTTATCCTTGTGTTTCTTAATGTCGGCTTTTTGCTTAATAGCATCTAATGCCGTATTAAGAGCTTGGATTGCAACCTCGCCCATTCTCGGTAAACCACGTGGATCAGCAAATGACATTTGACTTTTCATTTCAGCGGCAACTGCTAATGCTTCTGCTTGCACTGTTGATAGTTCGGCTTCAATTGAATTGTCTTTTTCATCATACTGAGCCGTTACAACGGCAGGAAGTGTTTCTACTGGAGTGGGGGCAATGGTTGATTTGGCCGTTGAATTTTGCTCAAGGTCAAATACTTGCTCCAGTGGATGAGAGATAGTTACAGCTTGCATAATGATACGCTTAGTAGGGGTATATACAATGCAAGCTGCAGGGTACCTTTTAGCAGGTTTCTAACCAGCCTTTTTCACTAGCAAATCGACCCATCATTTTGCCAGTGTCTTTACAGAATGCTGTTAGAGATTTACCAGTTTCTTTAACACGATATTTCTTTGCAGCCTGATTCCATTTTGCTTTATTTTTAAAGATTGCGGTATCAGCTTCTGCTGTATATCCTTCTTGCACAGCAACAGTTGCAGTTGCGTCATCAAGACGTGAGGTAAACTCTGGATGCAAGTGTTCGTGTGAGCCTTCTGATTTCGCAATCTTCCAGTGTTTATCAACTGCTTCACTGTCTTTCTTAGATAATGCATTGTGGAGGTTATCGAGAATGCGAATATCATTACGAAGCAAATCAACTTGCTCTTCGTCATCAGTTTCGGATAGGTGATCAACAATCTTTTGGATTGCTTCCTTAATTTCACCTAGGTCGAATTTACTGATCCAATCGAGGTCAAGATCAGATGGTACTTCTTTTTCGATATCACGTGGATTCTTTTCTTCACCATCTGTGTCTGGTTGAGTGTCATCCATATTACTGTCATCTTCTTTAACAGTATTGAAACTGCGACGCTTTAGTTCAGCCTTGGCTGTTCCAATTGCATCTTGTTTATCGTCTGTGAAGTAGTCAGCTTTACGTTGATACACACCATCAACATAGAATTTAACAATGTACTCTTCAGTATCAGAGTCCCTGTAGATTTTTGCTGTTTTCTTACCATCTTCCTGGGTCTTTACAAGACGGGTGGATTCTTGAGCGACATTACTTGTACGCATATCACCTGTTTTCTTTGCAATACGATATTGCGAATATGGATGTGCTTTAACGAATATTTGCATCAATTGATTAACTTGTCCTACCGGAACAACAGGCTTGGCAGTCAATAGGGCATGTACAGCTTTTTTGTACATTGTTTCATCAGCAATGTATGGTTGAGACTGAATTTCTTGAACCATCTTAGCAATAATTTCTGCGTACACGGGAGGTGTTGTGGCTTCTTTTACGCTTGCCTTGGCTCTATTCACACGATTGCGGGCAAGCCCTGATAGGAATTTGATCTTAGCATCCGCAATTTGTTGCAGCATGGGAGGTTCCATCTTATCGAGCTTGTTGATTAGAGCATTATATGCAATCGATCCAGGATCAATCGTATCAATCTGTGCATAGCTTATACGCATTTTATCAAGTTGATCAAGTGTAAATGTTTTTGACATGGTTTTGCAGTGTTAGGTTATGTATTTATTGCTAGGAGGGAGTTATTTCTTATTTGGTTCGATGAATAAGCGTTTTCAGCAAGTATAATGGTAGAATTTTCCTCTTCTTTGGTGGCAGGTCTAATATATTGCCAATCTGCATGTTGCACAGACTTTGCACCTTTCTTTATATTGTTCAAGCAAAACACACTAATTCCATATTGCTTAGCTACCAGTTTCATTGGGCAAAATAAAATCTCTTCACCAGCTGGAGAACGAAACCAATGTCCCACCCGCCGGCCTTGTGACAGTCGTTTCCCTTTATATTTCGCTTGTAACACAGCTTTCCATTCCGGCGTATGATGATAAGGATCTGCAATCGATGTGGCGCGGCGCCCCTCTGTCCACGGCTTACCACGCCTAGCTTCAGCAGTTCTGTGTACCATATCTATTCTATTTTGGATTGCCTTCTCGGACCAGACTTTTGTTAACTGGTATTCGCGATTTCGAGCCCGACCTTCTGGCGTAATATAATTCCTCCCCTTTTTAGCGATGGATTGTGCCACCTTGCGTTCAGGGGTCCACCACTCTTTCATTGCATTACTATGACAGTTGCGAGCATACTCATATAACCTAGATGCTGGAAGGTATCTACCTTCACCAATATTTTTAATATGTGTTAACATAGAAAACGCAAATAACATCTTCGACCGTGCTAAGTTTGTAGTCATTTTGGTAAGCAACATGTGACAAATAAAATGCTCCCGAGGCGTTAATCTAACTTTATTATCTGGCCAATTTTTCCCACCAAGTGATGTTGGTATTATATGATGTTGTTCTGTGTATCCATCAACATGTGTACGAGCTTTAGCATTCTCAATTATTTGATGATACCATTTTGTATATTTATTTTCTAAAAACATAGTACGTATTACAGTCTGTTGCTGTATTTATCGTTTCTTTCCCCAGATAGCGAACTCGTCAATTATTCTGAAATTTATTCCCCGAGCCGCACACCACTGAGCAGCAGCTTCCCACTTCGCATAGTTGACCGCTCGTTGCAGCTTCGCGTATGTATTTTCTTTCAACTGGACTTGTACTTGTGCGGATGGTTTCACTTCGATCATCTCCTTGCGTTTGTTCCCATTCTTATCTGTTAGTTCGATATAGAAGTCAGGGTAATAATTAGCTGGTTTACGCTTAACAGGATTGAAGTATGGAATCTTGATTTCTTCCGACATTACCTTGGTAATGGCTGGATTATTATCAAAAAACTGGAGGCATCGTAATTCCCATGATGAACGATAAATGATGTTGTTAAGATCACCTTCGAACTTTTGTGGGTTAGCTGGACGATACCGGCCCTGTAGATACTTTGCCATAAAAAATAGCCCCGTATGGTTAGGGCTATTTAGTTAGGTGGTTACATATAGTTCACTTGTAGTATGATTTAACCCGTTTTTCATCGTCATCAATATATGGCTCATAATCATAATCTGCATCACGTTTGTGCATCTTAATGCTATCACATACGTGTTTATACATAGCAGCTTTTTGGTCCAATGGAATTGTTGACCCGTGTTTTTTTAGCATTGTGTGCACACTTGAATCAACTCCAACCCCTTGTCCAGATGCAATAATGTCATCAAAAATCTCCTTATTGCTGCCCAGGTCCTTTTCTTTCTCGACAGCTTCAACCATATTACGGCAGGGCTTCTTAGCAATATTAATTAACTCATCAGCAACAGATTCGTGCACCTTCCCTTGGAAATGGCTCCACGCTTGCTGCTCATCGTCCATCTTTAGTGCTTGTTCGCCACGAGCAACCATCTTTTTCGCATAGCTGCACTGAGTTGCCGTTAGTGCAGGATTCATCAAATCTTTTTTATACTTGTTAATTGCTGCTTTAATCTTTTCGTGTGTAGGATTCTTAGATGTTGCAGGAATCACAGCATATTCTTTGACGTCACTGTTGTTGAGTAAGATAAAACCGCTTTGTGCTTTTTTATCGAATGCACCAAATGTTTTACGAGATGTGTCAGGACGTTCAGCACGATATAGTGTGTCTTTACCACCATTGCTTACAATCTTTCCTCCTGCAGCTTTAATGGCAGCCTCCCACTCTTTCCAACCTTTATATTGCTTCTTGTGTGGCTTGAGCTCAATTGACTCTCGCAATGGGTCAACAAACATATTGTTGCTTTCATTCAACTGATTACCTGCATCATCAAAATCAGCTGATTCACGAACAATTTTCACACCAGCATTGTTTTTCAATTCTTTCCATGCATTGATAGCGTCTTTTTCGCTCTTGAAACACATGAAACCTTGGCCACGAACTGGTGGTTTATCACGTGTTAGGCAATATGCGCCGCGCTGCATGGTTGGTCGAGTATCCGTACGGATATCAGTTGTCCATTCTCTCTCCCCAGCGTGTCCCAATGCAGCTGCTGATACTTCATCTACTTTTTTATTTTTACGATGATACAATACTGTAGAGGCATCATTAACCTGATCCAAATATTTCGCTTCAGCTTTAGAATCATGCCCTTTTGTGGCACGAGCTGCTTCCCCAGCATCTTTGATGATGTATTTTAGTTCAGCGTCTGTTTTTTTGTGATATGGGTGATCCTGTAGGGGGATCCTAGCTTCATTAAGAATTCCAGAAAGTGCATCACTAACAATCGAAGAGCTTTCCTTCAGGGATTTGAACTGTGTGCTACTGAGTTGAATCGATGCTGTGCGGTCACCAGCAGCATAATCAATTGTGTATGTTTTAGGAGCATTTTTGTATGCGCCGTGACGAATTTCACCAATGTGGCCAGTTTTACCGATTGCGTCTTTTGGACCCTTGGTGATTGTTACTTTGTCGTTGACTTTGTGAGCTTCATTCATATTTGCATCATTCTTAAATTGTTTGTTAGTTGCTTTGACAATTCCCTTAAACTTTTTATCGGCACGATCGGTCCAGCGTTTGCCAGCTTCTTTATCACCAGCTTTGTACATGATATCAGCAGCTTTATCAGCAGCTGATGCATATGCTCCAGCTTTTGTCTTGTATTGAGCAAGTTTGTTCGTGGACAGTTCTTGAATTGTGCTTTCACCCAACTGATCTTCAAATTGACCATGGTCTTGTTGTGTCATAATTTCCTGTTTAATTTCACGAGCGCGAGTACGAGTCGGACGGGATGGTTCGTCAGGAAATACGGTAACTGCACCATTGTGATACTGGATACGGTATTTTTGATGACCATCTTCGATTGTGATGTCATTCTCATCGTTACCACCGTATACGTAATATGTGTGCATTATGTAATTAGCAAATTGTTGTTGAGTGAGTGGGGAAGTGCTTTCATCAAGATCATCATCCTCATTATCACCTTCGTAGTACTCAACATCACTCTCGTGGAATGAGTGCTTTGTGCCATCACTGTCGAGACGAACAATGATAAAACGGCCACTAGGAGCACTATCCACAAACACGCCAGTCTCGCCTGCGTGCTGAACATTGCCAACAATTTTCAATGGGTCTCCGACATGTAGTGATGGTGCATTAACAGATTCTGCTAATTTGCGAAACCTGAAATGGCCTTTGATATCTGACGCACCTGGTTCTTTACCAGTATCTTTCGATACTTTAATTGTTTCTCCAGTTTCTGGGTGACGTGCGTACGCGTACGCTCCAGTTACCTTGTCGATATTTGTAGTTCCGTGTCCAACTGGTTTAGATGTTGTGTGCCACATCACTTTAACAGGATCGCCAACATTAAATAGTGATTCTGTCAGACTAGCATCATATGCACGCTTCAGATCCATGTATGCATTGTACGCTTGGCCTTTTTTTTGCTGAAGATCACCAACAACACCAGTTCCACGAGCATATCCAGCTTTTTTCTTTGCATTTTCGATTTTTAGACCAAAGCTATCGTATTTGTCTTTTGCTGCTTGTACTTGTCTAGCTGTTGGTGCTTTACCAGTTGCTTCTTTCATTGAATCTTTCATGTCTTGTTCACGGCGTTTCTTGCCTAGTGTACCTGTTGTCTCCAACCACTCGGTTCCCTCATCAAGGCCATACTTAGCAGCTTCAACGTATTTGTCATACATTCTGCGATGTACCTTCTTTATGCCATCAGACGGAGCAGTATTTGCTGCACGTTCGTGATGTTTTGCTGCAGCTAAGAATGCTGCTTTTGAATGCTTACCAGCTTCGATTTCATTATCATACTCAGATGCAGCAGCTGAATGCTTATCGTAGGCACTCTCGCTAATTCTCGGATCACCTTTATGACGAGCGGCGCGAACAACATCCTGAGTGTGAATCCGCTCTTTTGCTCCACGAACTCCAACCAAGTGCCTACCTGCAACGTTCATCGATCTTGGGGTTGGTTCCTGAGTACGCTTAGAAATATAACTCTTCAGTGTTGATGAGTCTAATTCTGTAATTGCAGACTCATCAGTGTCATGACGTTCACCAGGTCTCAAACTACTAACTTGTACCCTAAAGTGTTTTCCACTTCTTGGGTCAACTACCTCTGCCATCGATCCTGTAATGCGAAGCACCTTAACATTTCCAATTAGCCCATGATTTGCCATTTCACCAGCTTTAACATACTCACTACCTGTGAATTCCATAACTGGCTCAACTGCTTCTGTTTTCACTCGTTTAGCTGCGGCAGTAGCAATTGCCATCTTCTTAGATTTGTCAATTCCGGGCTGATCACGCTCAATTGCTTTTGCAATTTCTTCACGTTTTTTCAACTCTGCAGGAGTTAGCTTGCGTTCATTTATTGTGTTGACTTGGTGTAGTTTCATTGCGTGCTCTGATAGTAATCAGTATTTATTGCAAACAATTTATTCGCAGTAACTTCACGAGCACATAAATAGGGATATACAATTCTCACATACAGGGCTTTAATAATGAGTACACTATCTCAAGTTGGCGGAATACCAGAAGTTGGCGTTGGGTTCTTACAGCCCAAACAACAAAACAAGTGGAGAGTCCAGTTTATTGGTTTCGGAACAACTGGAACGTCTCAACCACTTTCAATGAACGCAAAGAAGATCACTCGTCCAACATTGAAATTCAAATCGCATGAAATGCATCGCTACAACTCTGTGTCCAAGGTACTTGGTAAGCACGAATTTGGTGAGCTTGCTATTACATTTGACGATGACATTGGCAGCTCTGTCGGAAAAGTGATTCAATCACAATTACAACGTCAGCAATTCATTGTTGGTGCAGATGGTCCGTTTTTGGCAGCTTCACAAGAAGGTAGCTTGTACAAATTTGCAACTGTTCTTGATCTGTTGAATGGTAATGATGTAGTACTAGAAACATGGACTTATGAAGGTTGCATGATTACCGACTACAAGGGATCTGATGTTGATTATTCCACTTCAGAAATTATGACAATCGATTTGACAATTTCAATCGACCATATGTTCCAACGGTTCCCTAATACAATTAAGAACAATAACGCACTAGGTGGACACGGTCTAGGTGGCTAAAATAGATTGATGCACGAAAAGAGGGCTTTTGAGCCCTCTTTTTTATTGCGTAAATAGTGGCTACTTACTGCACATACTCGATGGCAACTAAAAATCTGAACGTAAAGAAAGGGAATGCAACATCTGTTGAGATGAATCCTGATCAAGTAAGAGAATTTGTGAAATGTGCAAAAGATCCGATTTACTTTATCACAAAGTATGTGTATGTTCGTCATCCTGTAACTGGACGAACACTATTCAATCTGTATGAGTATCAACGAGCTCTAATTGATGCGTATCACAACAATAAAGATGTAATTACCCTGCTACCTCGCCAGAGTGGCAAATCCGAGACTAGCTGCGCATACTTGTTTTGGTTCAGTATTTTCAACAAAGATAAAACTGTACTGATTACGAGTAACAAACACAAAAACTCAAGTGAAATGATCTCCCGCATCAAATACATGTACGAGGGACTACCTGACTTTTTGAAACCTGGCGTGACAGATGATGGCTGGAATAAGCTGAGTTTGAAATTCGAGACTGGTAGTCGAATAATTTCCGATGCAACTTCCGAGACAACTGGTCGGGGTGGATCATTTTCGATATTATATTGTTTGGGAGGGGAAACCACTGTAACTGTACGAAATAAAAAGACTGGTGAGATTTCTACCATTTCCTTACAAGATTTACACCAAAAATCATCGACGAGACCACCTTCGTTAGCATAAATACATTGACAAATTTATAGTTAACCAACCATGCAAACGAAACTCGATATCTTCCTAAAGCGCAACAAGAAAGTGAATGCAGCATTGTACCTACCATCAACAGTCGAAGGAGTAGATTACGTAACTTGTCCTGTGAGTGGTGCTCGAATGCGACTAATAAAGAGTTCATATATAACCAGGGTGTTGGGGATGACTGTTGAAGAATATAACGATAGATACCCAACGCTACAAAAAGTGTGTAAAGATAGGGTAGTAAAAATCAAATCAAGCCTTCACTCCACTGATCCTAATACAGGACTAACAAAACACCAGATTAGCAGCACCAAATCAAAACTATCATCAAGTGAAGTTGGATGTGACGGGTTAACTAGGTACCAAAGGAGTGCAAAGAAAACTCGAGAAACCCATCTAACAACCATTGATAAGGATGGTAGGAATGGGTATCAAAGACAAGCGCATATTAGAATGGGCTAACTGTGGAGCAGAACGCACATATAAAACAAAAAGCTGTATGTGCAAAAAATCACAAGGCTGGGAATAATGGAGCAAGTAAAGTATCGAAAGTCGTGATGGCCCCAATACTGAAGCTACTGGAACAATACAAGATCAAATACTATTTCGGCGCGAGTGAGTATGGTGTGTTTGATAGTGTCACTAAACAACACTATTTCTTCGATCTTGTGATGCCAGATTTGCAAATAGCAGTCGAATACCAATCAAACGCTTGGCACGCAGACCCAACACTATCAGAAGCAGATTGGAGTAGCTGGGCGCCGGTCAAAGGTAAGAAGAAATCAGCACAGAGTGTACTTGAGTACGATTACAATAAAGCAAGGGTGCTATATGAAGAGCGAGGGTACACCACATATTACATATGGGAGAGCTCCAAGCAACAAGATGTAGAGGATATATTATGTTTAGTACAAACGAAGATTACGAAATACTAACCCCACATGGTTGGGTAGATTTTGCAGGTGTACTGCAGACACAAGGTAAAGAACTATTTCGAGTCTTGTTATCCGACGGTACGTATGTAGATGCAACTTCAGAGCACTCTTTTTTCTCAAGTACACAACGAGTACAAACTCGTGACTTACAGCCAGGGCAATACATTGACACTGCAACTTCACAACTAACAATTGAAAGTATTCTATCTATTGGAATGGCGGATGTGTATGATGTAGTTGAGGTAAACAACAACGACCACTCGTTTTTGGTGAATGGTAATATCATTACCAAAAATTGTGATGAAACAGCATTCGTCCGACCGAACATTCAAGCTGAGTTCTGGGCATCAATTTCTCCTACACTAGCGACTGGTGGTAAGTTGTTCATGACCTCTACTCCTAACGGAGATTCTGATCTATTTGCGACGCTATGGCGAGGTGCAATTGCTGGTACAAATGGAATGAAACCACTAACGATTAAGTGGAATGATGTCCCAGGCCGTGATGAGAATTTCAAGAAGAAAGAAATTGCAAAGAACGGTGAACTTAAATGGCGCCAGGAGTTTATGTGCGAATTCGTTTCTAGTGATCCATTGTTAATCGATAGTCTGAAAGCTGCTCAGTTAAAGACTCACGAGCACAAGTCTCAGGAGCTTGGAGTTAAGATTTGGATCGATTTTGAAAAGCAAGAGAAACAGAAATAT